ATATTTTAGGGACAAAAAAAGAAGGCCGGTCCCCGTAGGGACCGACCTCCTGTTTGCCTCGCGCTGATGGGTTACTTAGACCCACGACCAAACTCTGCAGCTTTTGGATCCAGTGCCTTAAGCAGTGGACCTGCAATAGCAGCTAGTGCTGCTGATGCTAGTGCCTTTGGATCTGTTACGCCTGCAAGGTACAAAGCGATTACTGATGCAATACCAGCACGTAGGTACGTTGCTGCCATTGCCTTTAACTTGTTCTTATCCATTGTTACTCCTTTGGACTTGTTGGTTCTTTCTTCTTTGGTAAAGGCTTAACTGCTGCCTTAACTTTTGCGACAGCCTTTGGCTTGCCCATCCAAGGGAACCAAGGGGAAGTGTCGTCTCCACATCCTTCTTTGATTGAGATGTGAAGATGTTTGTTGTGCTTATTGGAACCTGTATATTCACGGTCCCCTTCTGAGGCACGTTCTGATGACCAGATCTTGCCCTGGAAAATAAGATACTTAACACGCTTGTCTGCTTTTAATTCTTCAAAGATATTAAAACAATCAATGCCACCCAACTTATCGTGAGTTAGGTCTACACCATATCCAGTATTGTGATCTGAATTAGGATTCTGATGGATGTGTGCCTTGCTTGGCAGTAGTCCATCCGAGGCTTTCTTGCGTAATGGCCTGAGTGCTGTGGCTTGTCGAAGGACAGCAATAGCGGCAGGTGTGGCTTTCTTTGCAACAGGTTTCATCGTTACTCATTTCTCTGCAACCAATCGGTACAGGTCATCTATGCGTTCTTCTAATCTTGTGACTGAATCTTTTAGTGATGAACCACCATTAGGCTTGAGTTCATTAAGGTAGTGCTTAACCATCCAGCGCACCGCTGCGCCAAAGCCACCGATAATTGTGCATACTGCAACAGCTACTGTTGCGTAGTCTTGTGCTTGCATTAGACCGTCCTAATGGTTACTAAGAGCAATCCGCCGTAGCCAGAGAATCGCTTATCTGAAGGGGTAGCATTTCTGAAGTCAAGCTCTTCGATAAGTCCGATGTAGGACTCACCAGTTCTAAAGTCTTCAACACGGATGGTGTCGCCTACGTTCTCAATAGATTCCAACTGAGACATACGCTGATAGGCAGAACCTTCGTAGCCAACCTCAACGCCGAAGTGATCTGATTCGTGGTCAAAGCAAGACAGTGGATACTGGATTAAACGCTGACGTGGGATAGCAGGCAGTGCCTTAATCTGGTAACCAGTAAATAGTGGACCCTTAGTAACATCAGTAGCTGAACGAGTCAGTGTGAATTGGAAGCCTAAGTATTCCTGTGATGCTTGAGGATAGTTAATGTTAATCTCTGGAACCAATGACTCTTGTGCAAAGGTACCAATACGGAAGTAGTTATCGGCATAGTCAATAGAGTCAATCAGTAGTCCACCGTTGGTGGTATCTACACGAGCCTGCATTAACTTAAAGATCTTGAGTTCTAGTGTGTTGTATCGGACATAGCCTGTACGCAAGAAGCCCTCTGCCAGTAACTCTGCTGCTGACTGGACATAGATAGTTCCATCTGAACCATTGCCAGCGTTACAAAATGCTAGACGGTTAGTATCTCCAAGGAAGGCAGATGCTGTGGTGTAGTGACCTAATGTATCTGCTGGGTCATACAAGTCCCAGGCATAAGGGAACTGAAGGTTACCTAATGGTTGACCCATATCTACACGAGTTAGCCCTGCTTGTCCATCTACACCAGATGATGCCCAGATATATCTATCACGGAAAGCAAAGTCATAGACAGGCTGGGTTGATTCAAAGATCAAAGCACCGTAGGTAATAGACCCATCGAGCTGACTTGCATCTGCCATACGCATACCCTTAGAGGTACCAATAGCCATATTGCCAAGGTAGTAAGAGATCTTAAATACAATCTCACCTACTGGTAGTTCTGCTGCAGTAATAGCAGATGTTAGCGTTGGCATAGCACCAGCAGTAGACAAGGTGAACTTGTAGATGTTGGACTGGATACCTGAGTATCCTGAGATGTAGATAGCTGCACCACTTGAAGTGATGCTAGTAAAGATATGGTCTGGGTCGTTGTGTGAATAGACCGCTGCTGGTAGTGATGTTGCACTGCTTGAAAACTCGTAGACCTTATCGTTGACACACATAACGATACGCTCTTTGGTGTATTCCATAACAGCGTTAGTTACAGTGATGGAGTTTTCGCTAATCATTAGAGTAGGCGATACAGAACTATCATCCGATAGTAACTTCTTGTATACTCTTAGTCTTGGAGTTCCGCTTGCTGTTACGTTAGTAACCCAGTAAGCATAGACACCATCATCACAGATTGCGTGTACTGGATAGTCAGTACCTGAGATGTAGTCAATGAAGTGAATAACATCTGCATAGCCTGTACCTACTGGAGATACAGCAGTAGATGCAACGTTAGTTGCAGTCTTAGCATAGGTAAAGGTGGTAGTTGTAGGTACGCCTGTAATGCGGTACTCACCATTGAAGGTGGCATCTACACCAGAAATAGTAATCTGCATACCGGTAGATAGGCCGTGTGCTGCAGTTGTAGTTAGCGTTGCTACGTTAGAAGTCAGCGCCTTGTTGTTAATAGAAACTGTAATGGCTGGGAAGATCTTGTCTACGTCATACTCATCAGAGATGAGCACACCATTGTAGGTATTGCTGTTCTTGTCCCATTGAATAGAACGCATATACTGCCACGGACGACCATTAGTTTGAATACCACCAGTGACTGTGTGCTGGCTAGCACAAGAGTTTAGTAGTGTTGCCTGTCCCTTGGTCCAGACATCAATACCTTTAGACTCTGTGTACTGGAAGCGAAGCGACTCATCCTGGATAGGTTCAAAGAACTTGATGCCTTGTCCATAGTGGAAAGAGCTTTGGCTACGTAGCCACCAACCGGTCAGTGTCTGCTCACCAGGCTCACGGCTCTGGTCAATCTGTTGCTTACGATACTGCGCTGTTACGCGACGATATGGTGAATCGTCAGAGTTCAACAGAAAGAACGGTAGGCCTGCGATTGCTACATCGTAGGCCTCACCTGTTGCTGAATAGTTTGTAGATCCTGCTGGGTTGGAAAGGGTATAGACCAGACCCTCGGTAATATCATCGCCGTATGGCATCTACACTCCTTTAAGTAGGCATAAAAATATGAACAGTTTAGAGACTTGTTCAGGTCTATAAGATTATTTAGTTAGACAGTAATGCTTTTAAGTCATCAACTGTTAAGCCAATGCTTGATAATTTAGCTTCAGCAATTTGTTGAGCAGTTGGCTTAGGCTCACTTGGCATACCCTTGCCTAATGGTGGATAAAATCCATAATTTGGATTGTGGGAAGCAACTGCTTCTTCTGCCCAAGCGGTTGCTTCTTCCACACTATCAAACAAGTCTCCGTTTGGATAATTTGGTTGGTAGTTAAATGGTTCTTCATTTACCCCATCAAAAATGCTAATAGCAAAAGTTGTTGGGTCTATCGTGTAGTGCATATTGTTTTCCATTTGTTTCTCCTTTTGTTATTAACCAGTTGCGGCTATTGATGCCCAGTTGTTTGATGACGGTAACGTTCTAGTAGTCCAAGATCCTGTTCCAGTACTTGATGTGTATGCAACACTACCATTTGCAACTGCAACGAATAAATTGTAATTTGTACTGTACCACATAGAACCAAACCCAACTGCCGCAGGTGTAGTGCGAGAAGTCCAAGTAATGCCATCAGTAGATGAAGCCGCTGCTGTATTTGTTATATAAGACCACACGCCATTACCGTAAGCCAGAGCACCACCCCAACTTGCTGTTGCTGGCAATGTTCTCAAAGTCCAAGAACCCGTACCAGATGTACTTTGTGATACATAATTAGTGCTTGTGTTGGCAGTAATAATAAAACCGCCACCAGAAGCGTTATAGTACCCGCGACCCCATCCAGTTGTTGCGCCAAGAGATCCACCGTTTGTCCAGCTTGTTCCGTTTGTAGAGTACCAAGCATTTGTACCTGCGTTAGCTTGGGTTTCAGTAGAAACAAATACTCCATTACCAAATACAGATGAACTTCCAGCCCAGCCAGAACCACCAGTAGCAGATGACCAAGTTACCGCATTATCAGTACTTACTGCAAAAGCTGATGGTTGATTTTGTCCTTGTGTAACCCATCTTGAGTTTCCATAACCAGTCTGTACCCAAGCACTACTTGTTGGAAGGGTAGTAGTTGTCCAAGTGATTCCGTCTGCTGAGTAAGCACCTACTGTACTTCCGTTACCTTGAATTACAAACCGACCATTAGCATAAAATAAAGCGTACCAATCTCGTGTAGATGGCATTGTACGAGAAGTCCAAGTAACACCATCCGAAGATGTTGCAGATAAATTAGTACCATACGCAACAGTAAGAAAAGTGGTAGCAGGTATAACAACCCTCTGACTTGAACTAATAATTCCTAGAATTGGACTCACGCAAGATCTCCAATCACATACCAGACGTTTGCTGCTTTCTTAACTAAAGTTGCAGAAGACCACTGAGCACGTAACTTTGGTGCAGCAGAAGTTGCACCTGTTGAAGTAACTGTAGTTGTGCCAGATGATGCAGCCTGGATAGTTACCTGTCCTGCGCCAATCTGGATAATGTTGATCTGGCTACCTACTGGAAAGTTTGTAGTTGCATCTGTTGGGATTGAGTATGTTTGAGTAGCAGCGTTGCTTGCTGTTACCAGTTTGTTCTCAGCATCTGCTAATACAAAGGTGTATGTAGTTCCAGTCTGGTCGTTAAAGTTTAATGCTGCACTGGCACTGGTTGTGCCTCCTACTAGATTAACCGCCACTTAGTTACCCTCCGACCCGAACGCACTAAAGGATGAAGTTCCTGTAGTTGAATAAACTGTAATAACATCTGTGTTAGCCAGTGTGATACCAGATGTAATGGCAAGTAGTGACCCGCTTGGCACCTGTACACCGTATGCGATGTAGTGCTGGTTAGCCAGAGACGCACCCGCTGGGCGCACTGCAATACGGATGGTATCTGCAGATCCTCCTGTGTTTGTCACATTCAGTGTTGAGACAATCGTTGCATTTGTTGCAGTGTAGAGCGTAGTTGCAGTAGTTGCGCTAGGCGCAGACTGCGCTAAGACCTTATATGTTGGCATTAGGATAGATCCCCAATCACTGTGAAGTTGTTGCTAGATGTGCAAACGATTGTTGCTGCGCTGTATTGAGCGCGTAAGTCAGGGGCCGTAGATGTAGCACCAGTAGATGTTAGAACAGTAGTTCCATCATTTCTAATCTGAACTGCTCCTGCTCCAATGCGCTGTACGTTAATCTGTTGGCCTGCGGTAAAGACTCCATTAGGCACTGTCAGTGTTAACGTTCCAGCATCACTCATAGTAATTAACTTGTTTACATCTCCTGCTACCAGTGTGTAGTTAGCAGTTTTTGCGTTAATAGTAAGATCAGGGATAGATGGTGTTGCCCACTTGATTCCCAGTGTCTGGGTTGAGTCTGCTGTTAACACCTGTCCGTTAGTTCCAACGGCTAGGTTATCTGGGGTAGCACTTGCACTAGCTGAGATAATGTCACCCTTGGCTGTAACAATTGCATTTGGAATTGCAGCATCTGCTGTTGCCACACCTGCTGTGTAGAAGTTAAGGTCGGCACTTGTTAGTACGTGCTTGACTGTTGCACCGCCAGTATGTGAAATAGCAGAGGTACCTGCTTGACCACGTACGATGGTAAAGGTATCGCTAGATACTGCGGTGATATAGACAACTTCTTCGTTCTGTGTATCTACATCAAGTGCTACCGTAAAGATATCTACGTTTCCAGCAGCAAGAGTTACACCTCCCATAAGGGCAGAACCTGTACCAGATGCAACTGTCATAGTAGTTGCACTGTTAGAGATTCCCGAAGCCAGCGTCGTTTCAACGCTGATGGACGAATACTTACGAGTCATTGGCTTTCCTTACCTAGCGGGTGTAGTGGTTGAGATATTCGATTGCTGAACAAAGTACATTGATGTCATCTTTTAATAGTCCTAGTCCTGTATTGCATTTGTGGCACAAGATGCCACGCTTCTGTCCTGTTGTGTGATCGTGGTCTGCGTGCCAGTTAGTAGCTCCTGGGTCTTCTGTACCACAGATAGCACACTTGTATCCTTGTTCTTTTAACTTATTCTCAAAATCTTCAGGAGTAAATCCAGAAATTTTCTTTCTGTTCCACTCTCTAGTTTTTTGACGAGAAATCTTTAACGCTTCTGGACTAGGTTTCCATAATCTTGCACACTGTCTACACTGATTATGTACACCAAATTTACCTAACTTGTTTTTGTTAAACTCAGAAAGGTTTTTTTCTACCTTACAGCCACTGCAACGCTTCGTCATAATCAACGAGTATAGTGGATTCTTATTGGATACTTGTCTGCCAACTTCAACGCTTCTTCTTGTAGTCGCTGTTGATAGAGGGCAAAGATGTAACGAGATGCAGCAGCACCTGCAGATGATGGCAACTTAGAATCGTTTAGATCTGCTTCAGCTGAAGAGAGATTGATTCGTCCAGCGTCAAGATAAGACAGTAATTTGTATGATGCGCCGAGGACAACAACATCCTTACAAGAATCAGGTAGGCCAGTAACGTCAGCAAAATCATCTGTGTTGGCATCAAGAGTGTTCGGCGTGGCGGTATACCAAACCTGAATTGTACGACCAGGTTGTACGTTCTC